ACAACGTCAAACATAAATGACTTAAAATGGAACTTCAGAAAGTACAACTACGATAGCCAAGCATATGTATATAGCACGCTATTCAATAGACCAATGGTGTTTCTGGTTATCGATAAGAACACATTGATGATGGGTAGGTATACCGTGAGCGATGAGTCGCTTGAGAGGGGTGAGAACAAGGTGAAGAAGGCGGTGAACATATACAACAAGTTCTTTGGAGATAACCCAACAGAAGATATCGGTCAATTTTATTTTTCTGATGAAGTTTAGAGATATATTTGTGTCCTTGAAGACACTATTAGATAAAGATACTACTGTCGTTGTGCTTCCAAACGCAGTTGGTAGCCGAGAAGAGAAGAATGATATTCTATTTTCAACGCTTGATTTTATGGAGCAAAACATTTTAATTAAATAATATTATGGAAAAGAAGGAAAAGGTATTCGCTGATGGATTTATGTTTAAGCGAAACGAAAATGCACCAGAGTTTGTAATCGGACGAATGAGTCTGAAATGTGATGAGGCGGTTCAGTTCATGAGAGACCACCACAAGAATGGGTGGGTGAACCTAAACATCATGCAAGCCAAATCAGGGTCTTACTATGTAGAGTTGGACACATTCGAACCGAAGCCACAAAGTGCTAATGAACCACAGAGTGCTAAGAATGTGACGACTAATGTTAAGCCCGCAGAAGAGCTACCATTCTAGTTGGTTGTTGTTATTTGTACAGTTGGGGGGAGGGGACTCCCCCCTTTTTTAACAATGAAAATGCTGAGATGTCAACTTTTATCCTCCATATACAATATGTATTCTCTACTCTATATATTTTTTATTTTTATATACGAGGTAAAAAGTTAACATTATAAACAACTAGCTGATTATCAGAGAGAAACTCAACATAAAGTCAACACAAAGTCAACACAACTACAACAAACTCAACACGAATGATAACAATATTTAAGAATATAAGAGAAACAAACACGCCATTCCATCGAGATGTTGAGCACATTCTTGATAGAATCAAGGATGGTTCATCAAAGGAGTTGGTTAAGAAGATACGCAAGGAGCATAGAAAGCCCGAGCGAAACGAATTAAAGAAGATGCTACCAGCCATATGTTTTTCTGGTAGGTTTAACAAACGCTTGGACTCAGCCATTCAAGAACATAGCGGTTTGATATGTTTAGATTTTGATGGATACGAGAAGAGCAAGGAGTTATTATCGGACAAGGAGAAGATAAGCAAGTCACCATACACGTACTCCGTATTCTTATCTCCGAGTGGAAGGGGGTTAAAGGTATTGGTTAAGATACCAAAGGACGTAGACAACCACGTTAATTATTTCAATGCGCTTGAGAAGCACTACAACAACGATAGTTTTGACAAGACATCAAAGAATATATCTAGGGTTTGCTACGAGTCATACGACCCACTGATATACATAAACAAGAACTCATCGGTATGGGACAAGGTAGATGAGCCAGACTATCAAGAGAAGCACCAGTATCGTGATGCACCAACGATACCAATCACAGATGAGAATAAGATTGTAGACATATTGGTTAAGTGGTGGACAAAGAAGTATCCGATGGTGGAGGGGCAGCGAAATCAAAACTGCTTCATACTTGCGAGTGCATTCAATGACTTTGGTGTAAACAAATCATTGGCTTCATTTATTCTAAACCAATACTCGGGAAGCGGGTTTGGTGAGGATGAGATAACAAGAACGATTGACTCGGCATACTCAAACACTCAGAACTTTGGAACCAAATACTACGAGGATGAGGAGAGGGTAAACAACATACGTGTCAAGTTAAAGAGGGGTGTCTCAAAGAAGGAGGTTCGGAGCCAGCTAGAGCAGTCAAACATTGACAACAGCATAATTGACTCGGTCATATCTAGGATTGATGAAGAATCAAAGGAGGCTCAGTTCTGGCAAAAGAATGAGAAGGGTGTCATCAAGATAATACACATACTATTCAAGCACTTCCTACAAGAGAACGGGTTCTACAAGTATTGCCCAGAGGGTAGTAAGAACTATGTATTTGTACGTGTTACGAACAACCTGATTGACCACACGGATGAGAAGCAGATTAAGGACTTCGTGCTGAACTATCTGCTCGACATTGATGATGCATCGGTATATAATTACTTCGCAGACCAGACCCGATTCTTCAGGGAGGAGTTCTTGACATTGTTGTCAACGATAGATATCTATTTCATAGAGGACAACAAGGACACATCCTATATATACTATAAGAACTGTGCCGTAAAGGTAACCAAGGATGAGGTCACAATGATTGATTACATAGACTTGGGTGGTTATGTTTGGAAAGACCACGTAATCGACAGGAAGTTTGTTATGTGTCAATCAAATACCGACTACAAAAAATTCGTTCACAACATATGCAACAATGAGTTGGATAGGATATCATCTATGGAATCAACAATAGGATTCTTGATGCACGCACACAAGAACCTATCGTATTGTCCAGCAGTCATACTGAATGATGAGGTGATAAGCGATAGCCCAGAGGGTGGAACGGGCAAGGGTATCTTCATGAGTGCGCTGAGTCACATGAAGAAGGTTGTAACAATAGATGGTAAGTCATTCACATTTGAACGCTCGTTTGCCTACCAATTGGTTTCAGCAGACACGCAGATACTTGTGTTTGATGACGTAAAGAAGAACTTTGACTTCGAGAGATTATTCTCTGTAGTTACAGAGGGGTTGACGCTTGAGAAGAAGAACAAGGATGCCATCAAGATACCATTCAGCAAGTCCCCCAAGATTGGCATCACAACAAACTACGCCATAAGGGGTAGTGGTAATTCATTTGCTAGGCGTAAGTGGGAGCTGGAGCTTCATCAATACTACAACAAGAACAGAACACCACTTGATGATTTTGGTAAGTTGTTATTTGGTGATTGGGATGATGATGATTGGTGTGCCTTTGACAACTACATGATAGGCTGTCTTCAAGGATACTTGAATACTGGTTTGGTTGAGAGTAGGTTTGTCAACTTAAGGATACGTAGACTATCAGCGGAGACATCTCATGACTTCATTGAGTGGTGTGGTCTGGTCAATGGAGGTCAGGTCAACACGCTACTAAAAAAGGATGAGAGGATAAATCTTTCGGTCTGCTATCAGAACTTCATAGAGGAGTACCCAGACTACGGTCCGAAGTCAAGGGAGACGATAAGTCGAATTAAGTTCAACAGATGGATGTACGCCTATGGTTCATGCGTATCAAGCCAGAAGGTTGAGGAGGGTAGAGATAGTAGTGGTAAGTACATAATAATTAAGAGTGAGCCAAAACCAACGCAAAGTAATTTAAACATATGAAGGATTATGATTACGTAAATCCCGAGCATTATAAGTCATACCATAAGGAGACTTGGGAAATGATGATAGACATCTGGGGAGTTGATAGATACATCTCCTACTGCGAGATGAATGCCTTCAAGTACCGTATGAGGTTGGGTAAAAAGCCAAACCAACCCATCGAAAGGGATATGGAGAAGGCGATGTGGTATGAACAAAAGGTAAAAGAACTTAGAAAATAATTGATATGATAGAACGAATAATAGAACATTATCCAGATGAAGAATTTTTAAAGGCAGATGGCTTCGATGAAGCCATAATTGGAGTTGAAGAAAATGAAATGAGATTAATATATTCCGTATCCAAATGCTTGGAGATTCTTGAACAACACATGACAGAACTAGACGCTATGGAGTATTTTACATTTAATATAAGTGGTGCCTATGTTGGAGATAAAACTCCGATTTGGTGCTGGGATAATTTTTAATAATGTTTAAATAATGGAAATGAAAGAAACACAACACAACGAAAGACTAGCAGCCCTACACAAATGGGCTGCAATGGGAGTTAACCCCTTTGTATTCTACTGCAACTATCATAAGTTAGATGATGACGAGCGAAAGAAAATACAATCACGATTCTACAACTGGTGGAATGGGCGTATCAAAGACTTCCCGACACTAGAAAAATTTGAAGCAATGGTTGAACGATTGAAATGGGATTAATAAAACCAAATTATGGTGAAGATAATTGCCAACACCTCAAGTCACTTAGGGGGTTGAAGAAGGTTATGAACCAGACAAAGAGGAGGAAGATTGGCTCGGGTAAAAAATCAACTTGGGTCGATGTTCTAAAATACAATAACCTTGGTGATGAATCCGTAAGGAAAAACATAAATGAATCGATAGAGTATTACGAAAAACTTTGCAGCGTGAACATAGAATTTAGACCATATCAGAAGAAGATAATCAAGAAGGCAACGGAGATTATTTCAAGATACAATTTTGTGTACCTATCCATGGAAGTAAGGACTGGTAAAACACTAACAAGTCTTGGCATCGCAAGCAACTTGCCCGTCAACAACCTCCTGTTCGTGACAAAAAAGAAAGCCATCAGCAGCATCGAGGATGATTACAATATGCTATCTCCATCCTACAATATAACCGTAATAAACTATGAGTCGTTACACAAGGTGGATGGTTCGTTTGATATGGTTGTATTGGATGAGGCTCATGGTATGGGAGCATTCCCAAAGCCAAGCAATCGCTCCAAGATTGTGAGAAGAATACTCAGAGAGAACAACGACCCGTATGTGATACTACTATCTGGTACACCAACCCCAGAGTCATACTCGCAGATGTATCATCAGGTGTATGCCATAAAGGGGAATCCATTCATGGGATATGCAAACTTCTACAAGTTCGCAAAGGACTATGTGGATGTGTCCCAAAGAAAAATAAATGGATTCATGATTAATGATTACTCAAACGGTAGAGAATCTATAATCGAAAGGATGAAACCATACACCATAAGCTATACCCAAAAGGAAGCTGGCTTTAAGGTTGACACAAGGGAGCATATTCTTGAGGTAGACCTTGAGCCGATTACATACCAAATTGCGGCTCAACTAAATAAGACGCTAGTTGTTGAGGGTAATGAGGAGACCATACTGGGCGATACTCCAGCCAAGTTGATGACGAAACTGCATCAGATATATTCTGGCACCGTTAAGTTTGAATCAGGTAACTCGAAGGTTATTGATTACACGAAAGCCCAATTCATATTTGACAACTTCTACGATAAAAAGATTGGTATATTCTACAAATTCAAGGAAGAACTCAA